TTTATTTTTATAATCAACAGTTGCGAGTTTATCATATACTGTTAAATTTTTATAACCTTTTAAAATACTTAAACTATTAATCTCTGATGTATCTTTATACCACGCATCATGGTTACCAGTTATCATAGTTATATTAAAATCTTTAAATTTATCTAAAAAATCTTTAGCAAAATTTAATGTCTTGACTGATATTTCGTCCCTATAGTGGAAGAAATCACCACAAAAAATAATTTCAGTAATATTTTTATTTTTAAGTTCTTCGATATACCAATCAGCCCACTTATTAGCTACACCAAGCCAGAAATCATTATTCTGGTGAACACCTAAATGTATATCAGAAAATAAAGCTACTTTACCCATTATCGTAATCAGCGTCGTCACTCATTGGTTTAACATAAACTCTACCGTCTGTTGAACCTAACATTTCTTCTTCATAAATTTTTTCTTTATATTGGCTTAAAGTTTCTGCATGCTTTTTTTCTTTTTTAATTCTATTAATGAAAGCGTGAAATGCTATAGTAGTAAAATATGAAAACGGGTTGTATTCTGATTCAATATCAAATTTTTTATTTGTGACAGCTGTATACATTTTAACTAACGCATCTCCAACCATCTCATCTCTATATGTATAATTTATAAAGTTAGATGAATAACTTAACCCATGAGCGATTTTATGAATCATATCCCCTAAATGTCTTGTACAATTATCAGTTTTATAATAATTTACCAATTCTTCCTTCAATTCACGTGGATCAACATAATATTCTGTCTTTTTTGGTTTCGGTCCTCTACGTTTACCAGTAGATTTTTTAGTATTAGCCATAAAACAATTATATTATAAAAGATTTACTTTTCAACTATATCAGTTAATGTATAGTTTATTTTTTCAGATTTATAAATTTCTTTTCTTTTATCACCATGTCTGATACCGTACTTTAGTTGGTCGCAAATATCTATAATTAAAAGTTTATCTTTACTTTCATGTAATCTCAAACCACGGCCGATGGACTGAATAGTTCTAATAAAACTCTTACCACCAGAAGCAAACATAATCATATGAATATTTTTAATATTAATACCAGTACTAAAAATTGAACTCATAGCAATACAAATAACGTTACTGCTAGTTTCCATTATTTTTTTAATCTCATCTCTCGTTTCCACCTCAACTTCACCTTTAACAAAAAAGACTTGTTTACTTTCACTTTGTGATAATTTATCATATAATGCATCACCATGCGCTAAATGATTAACTAATATTAGTGAATTATTATTAAATTTATTACAAATATTATTAATTATATTGTTTCTAAAATCATTAGTATATATAAAATCGAGTTCAGTTTTAAAATTATTACCACCAGAGATATATAATGGCTTATCATTATACTTGACATTTATTACTTTAACGTCGACGTTAGTTAGATAACTCTCTAACCTAAGTTCATAACTATCCTTATCGTATATAACTTTACCTAATTTACCTAAGATATTCCATTCATCTGGCTTATTATCTGGTAAAGTACCAGTCAATCCAAATTTGTTATTCGTATTAATCAGGTTAACCATTTTACTTATTTTGTTCGATTTTTTGATAGTATGGCATTCATCAACAACCAAAGTATCGACATATTTTATCCAGTCATTATCTTCAAACTTACTCTGTAAAATACCTCTATTAGCTATTATACAGTTAGCAGTTAAATCTGGTTTTATTTTACCCGTCCATCTTGTAAATTTAAATTTAACATCATATTCGTCAAAATCATTATACGTCTGATTAACAAGACCTAAATCAGGTACAATAATCAATATTTTTATTTTAGGGTCATCTTCATATAAACTCATTAATAATGAAGCAATGGTTAGAGTTTTGCCTCCTCCGGTACCTAATTTTATAATACCTCTACCGAATTTTAATGCATTTTCAACAGATGTTAATTGATAATCTCTAAGGGGATATTTTAATAAATTGTATACAGAGTGATATTTATAATTACCAGGTTTGACTATTTCTAATACATCATTATCGATATCAATTTTTTCATCAGGTAATTCTAACTTTATATACGTTAAAATATCAAAAAATAACCCAGGTTCAAACAACCCAGTCGGTGTTATACAATATAAACGCGAGTTAGAATAAAATCTAGCACTGCCGCGACGTCTAAACCTTGCTGTATCATCATTTACACTAAAATATTCTCTTATTTCATCTAATTTATCAGTTATTAAACGAATTTTACCCTTTTCAAATTTAAACTTCATTATAGTTGCTCCATCTTCATTATTTCAACTAAATATTAATATGAATTCGTATTATGTTTATGCATATTATAATAGTAATAATGATATTATATATGTTGGTAAAGGTAAATCAACAAGATGTTACGATCATTTTAGGGGTAGATCGTCGAATAAAATATTAAAAGGTAAAATAGCTAAAGGTGAACAATTTAAAGTTGAAATATTATATAAAAATTTAACAGAAAAAAATGCTTTTGATATCGAAAAAAATATAATAAAACAATATGGTAGAGTTGTTGATAAGACAGGTTGTTTATATAATCTAACCACTGGCGGTGAAGGTGTTTCCGGTTACGTATATTCAGTTAATGAAATTGAAAGACGATATTCAAATTTAGTTGAAGTTGTTCTTGAAAATATTAATACTGGGGAAATAAGACAGTGGCCAGGTATTGGTATTGCTGCGAGAGAGCTACAGACTAGTCCTAGTAATATACATAATCTAGTCTCAGGTAAAACACAAACTTTATTTAAAAAATGGAAATTGAAAGGTAAAAAAATTGAAAAATATAAAAATAAAATGAATAAAATCAAAATTTACGACAATCTTTCAAAGCAATGGTTAAATTTCGATAGCTGCATTGAATGTGATAAGCATATAAATGTTTCTGCTGGCTATACGTCGTGTCTATTAAGTGGAAAAATAAAACATATTAAATATAGATATACCTTAACAAAAGATATTATTTTAACAAATTTACCTCGACCGGGGATATGTAATAAAAATCAAAAAAGACCTAAAAAATATAAACCAATAACAGTTTATGATACATATACAAATAAAAACTTAATGTTTGAATCAAGAAAAGAAGCTGGATATCAATTAGGTATTTATCCGGGAGATTTTAAATATTTGCTAAACGGTAAATTAAAAAGTCTTAAAAAAGGTAGATATGTCAAAGCGTCTCAAGCTGTATAACTTTTATAATATTTGAAACATCGTAAGTTATTGAACTGAAAACTTTTTCTGTTTTTTCGAGAAACTCAATAATTAATTCTTCTTCATTTATTTTTTGAGATATTTCAACCATTTTATCATGACGATAACTTGCTTTTTCTGCAACTGGTATAGTAACCTTAACCGGGCTTTCAGTAATTATTTTTTGAACAACATCTTTTTTGATTATATCTCTCTGCTGTCTTAAACTAAGAAGATTTCTTTTATGTCTAATTAATTTCGATACCCAATAATGTTTTCTTGCAGGTGTCTTCATTGAAGAGTCTTTAAGATTAAATTCATTAATTTGTAAATCTTTTTCTATCTCATCTATATATTGATCCAATAAACTCACGTATTAATTATAAATACTATTATGAAGAAAACAAGTTTATTTGAAAAAAAGTTTAAAGAACTTTTTAAATCTGTCAAAAAACGTGACGAAGATGAAAATAGTATAGGTGGTGGAGCTCTTGGACCAGCTGCAGCTGTAGGTCATAGTGAATTAACTGCAACTGATTGGTATGCACCTGGTGATTATAGAAGACCAACAGCATTAGGAGCGACATATTCTAGAAGAGGTAAAGTGGGTAAGGGTAAAAAGAAGAAAACTAGAAAAAGAAAAAATAAAAAGTAAATAACCTTATGGATACAGGCATTTGGAAAGTTTACCAAGCAGTACCGGAAGATGCTTTCGGTTTTATCTATGAAATTGTTAATACAACTAACGGTAAAAAATATATTGGTAAAAAACAAATGAAACGTAAAATTAGACGTAATCCTTTAAAGGGTAAAAAGCGTAAACGTATTGATTTTGTTGAAAGTGATTGGAAAACATATACAGGTTCTTCCGATGCTCTTAATATAGATATAGCTACATTAGGTATAGATAAATTTATTTTTAAAATTTTAAAATTTTGCAATAGTAAGTTTGAACTATCTTATTTTGAAGCTAAGATGCAATTTGAAAAAGATGTTTTATTGAGTGAAGATTATTATAATGGCATTATAAATTGTAGAATAGGAAAGGCACCTAAACTTTTTCTGGAACAGTATTATAATAATAATTAAAAAATGATGTCTGATTTACATATAGAAAATTACGATTTTACTATAATTGACTTTAATGATTTGCTTATTGATGATATACAACCGCAAATAATTAACTCTTTACATGAATTCAATTTGTTAGATAAAAGTATCAATAATTTATCTGTTAAAAAATTTATATTTCATTATACGATTTTCAATATTTGTGAAAAATTATTAAATTGTGATACAAAATCTATTGTCTTCTTCAACAATACTCAGTTAGATGATTGCGAACTAACCAAATATTATACAGAAAATGAAATATTATTATTCTTTACTAACTTTTTACGTAGAGTTGATAAAATATTACCAATCAAAATCTTTATTAGTAAATATTCAATTGTTTATTTAAATCATCTAATTGAAACTAATGACGGAAAAGGTCAAACAACAATTAATTCTATGGTAAGCAAGATTAACAGTTTAGATATTGGTAAATATACTTTTTCAGATATTAAAAAGTTTACAAAACGTTACGAGTTAACATTTTTAAATAGAGATTACTTCAATAGACTATCTACAAAACTCCTTCTAATTAAATAAATAATATTATGGATAAATTTACCACATTAGCAAATAACATACTAAAAGAAAATATTTTAATACAAGAAGAAAATAATGATTTAATGGTTGGGGTACAAAGTAATCGTTCATTTGGGAATTTTTTAAGAAGTCTTACCGGTAAAACAGTAAAGGATGTTTTAGATTATGCAAGTTATTCAAGATTATACGCAGGCAATAAATTTGGTATGACATCTGCAGCAAATGATGAATCAAATCCTGAAGTTCTTTTAAGCAAATTTTTAACTAAATTAGGTAATTTTGTTAATAGAGATGTTATGAAGCATCGTCCGAGAATAGCTGAAACAGAAGAGTTTAAAAAGAAGTATGGCTATAATGAATACCTAGAACAAGAAAAAGAACGTAGACAGCTATTTATAGATTTTATTAAAGCAAAAGAAGGACCTGAAAAAGACGCACTTCGACGAAAGAAAAATGCTTTTCGAAATACAAGTGAATATGCTGAAGCGATGAGGTTACAGAGTAAAAAGGAAGATGCTGCTGTAGAAAAATTTCACAATACACCTATTAAACAGGGTGAGTTAGTAAATGATGGTAGTCAAGAATTTAAAGATCTTGAAAAAATGTATAGACAGATACAAAGTATGAGAAAAGGGGTTAAAATTGAAGATGATGAAAATGATATAGATCCTAATGTAAAGTCAGGTTTAAATACAATTAAAGCTGTTTCACAGTTAGGTATTCTACCAAAAGAAAGATTTTTTAGTGTTCAATCCGGGGAAAAAGCTTTAGGTAAAGCTTTAGATAAAGCTTACGTGACATTAGCTAAATCAGTAAACAATGCAGTAAAGGGTATAAA